TAATAACGCCCAGGCCATAAGTGTGTTGTACAATATCTTTTAAATGATCAAACATAGTTTATTCTCCGTTAGTAGTAGTATTATATAGATGTATTTAGACAATGTCAACGAGTTATTCTTGTTAATTCGCCCATGACTTGGTGTGCTTTAACTGTAGACAACCGACCAGGCTTTTGAATCTCAATCCAGCTGAGTGCAGTTCCGGATGAGTTGTTGTCTCGACTGTACACAATGTCGTAACCTAAACTTTCACACAAAGGCATCAGCATTGATTTTGGAATGTAGCTCATGAAGAAATTTTCAGCATATCCGGCGGCCTGTGCTATGTCGCCGTTGTTGTAGCTAAACATAAACACTCCGCCGGGTCGTAGCAATTCCTTGACTGATTTTAAATATTCTTTTACAGTGTCAAGGCTACGATAATTCAACAGGTTCCAGCAAAATACAAAACTAAATTGGCCTTGCGGCAACACGCTCATTGAGTAATCTTTGTCTTTCAGCAAGTAAGTACGCAGTCGTGCCTGATAGGTTGGATTGAAATTACTAAGTGCGGAATCAATAAACTCTCTGTAGTAGTCAACAATGTACAGCGGATCACTGGCAACAAGCTCGTTGGTCCACTCGCCATCTCTACATCCAATTTCCAATGCCGGATATTGCCAGCTGGAATGTAGTGCAATTCTAGCTTTGATTTCTTCTCGTATTGTGGTGTCCACATCTAACGTTCTGATTCTACGTATAATGCCCACAGCTTCCGATTCAACCCGCAACTCTAGATCGTAATTGCCACTGAAAAATTTAGCACTGGCTTCAGCAATTTGACCATTTATATTGTCAAGTAGTGTTTTGTATAAACTTCTGTTGTGCTCCAATTGTGCGTGTACAGTTTTGATATTGTCAGCTAGTTTTCCAATTTGTATTTTAAAATTATCATCGGCAGTTTCGTTCCTAACCGATAACAGATTAAAATTGGCCAAGTCTACTTCGTGGGCTATCGACCCAGTATTGTATACTGCTTCCAAATGTGTGCGAAGTTGTACTAGTTCACTAAGTTTCATAGGTTACTCGAAGCTGAATAAATCATCAAATGTTGTTTTAATATCTGTGCTTTCGGCAATCTGCCACTCCAGCACACCCAATAAGTTTTCTACTTTTTGATCCACAATGGTTGACTCCATTGTGGTATCATCAAATGGCAACTCTTTAAACCACACAGGAATGTGTGTTTCGTCTGTGGGATAGCCCACACTGGTGAGACCCAAGGGATTGTCTTTGAGTTTACACACAATAGTTTTCATACCGTCCACAATGGCAGTACTGTAGTTGTCGCCGTGCATTTTTTTAAGTCTATTCCAGTTCATTGCAGCTCTAACGTGACCGGGCATATTGGCCTTGCCCAGTCGCTCTTCTTCGGCTGTGTACTTGGTCAAATTGTTCACACGCTTGGGTGTACCTTTTTCCCAGGCAGGTCTACTGGCAAACAAAATTTTAAATTCTCTTACTTTATCTATCACTATCTGTCTTACATCGCCTGTGCCGGTCAGCACAATCATCAAAATTTCACTCAGGAAGTCTTGTACTACCTTGGGAGTATCTGATCGTTTAAGATCCAATCCCATGGCCTTGACCTTGCCTGGTTTGCCGTGTGTGTCTAAACGCACACCTTCCATATCAAATATCAAGATACCGTAACGTTTCTTTTTAATAAACAGGCCTTTGCTGGCAATAAGTTCTCGGCCGCCTCGGATAATGGCACCCATATCTCTTGGGCAATGGCAAGCACGTTCCATGAATGCCGGGAATGATTCGTTTACACTATCGGCAATGGTATCGTACAGTTGTACGCAGATTTCTCTGTTCCACTCCATTTTGCCAGCTTCTACTTCCTCTTTGATTTGCGGCCAGGCTGAGAAATAGACCGAGTCCGTGTCACCGTAGATGATGGCATCGCCCACGTGGTTGTATTCGCCCGTGATCGCTTCATTAACGTACGAGTCCATGTGTTTCGCGATAATACGGCCCGTAAGTGTCGTACTCTGGCCAATCCTCTGGTCAAAGAAGCGGCAACCTGGGTTAAGGATCGCACCGTAAAGAGAGTTGAGGTTAATTTTTTTAACGAGTTGCCTTTTATCCCAGAACGCTTGATCTTCCTTAGATGTTGCGGTTTTCTTCTTAGCTTGCATTTCTTTTCGTTCGGCATACCATCTCTCCAATAAGCCAGGAATAATACCCTTGACATCAAACTTAAATATTGTGCCATTGGCACTGAATGACCAAGGTTGATTTGAATCAAATATTAAACGCCAGACATCTTTGGCACTCATTACATCACTAGACCCATCCTGCCAATCTATAGTAATCTCTGTACCTGGCTCCATGTTCATTACTGCCTGATACTCTAGTGTACCAAACATATTTTCCCAAGCATCAGCAAAACTACTGCCACTAGCAATCTTTTCACGGATGTAGTGATCAGTCATTACCGGGCGGAGTTGCCCGATGACTGTTTCTGGCCCCATGTTAAGGGCTCTAATAGCCGAGGGATAGAGCGAGTTGATGTCAATGGCTCCGACGTATTCGTGCATACCTCTTTTGGGATAAGCAACATAGGCACCTGCGGCCTGGGTTTCACCTTGGTCATCTCTAGATCTCCTGTTAGGTACAACCAACCCACGACTGTGGGCTTCGTTGATAATTGCCTGCTCAGTAACTGCCACTGCACCCATTGTGGTTGCCAGTAACACAGTATTGTCGTGAGCCAGTTCGTTGGCTAGATCTAAGAAACGTAATTTCTTATCCAATCTACTCAACAGCATTGTGTCTTGTCTATTGTAGTCAATAAACTTGGGGAAATCTCGATTATACAGTTGATCAAGGGTGCCTTCATAGGCCAACTTGCGTTCATCTAATTCGTATTCGGAAATGGCATCTAACGAATAACTGTGACGTTCTTCATAGGTGTATTTGCGGTACAGTTGCATATAGTCCAAATGTACACGCCCGATTAGGTCAAACGTCAGTTGCTCTGCGCCAAATCGTTCAAAAGTGCGTTGCTTGGGATACTGACCCCACAGGCACAGGCGCCTAGTGTCGTCTTTGCTTAACACACGATTGATACGCATTGTGGTATAGGGAATATCAAAACCCTCACTGTTCCAGCCTGACAAGATATCTGCGTCCTGTATCAGGTCAAGGAATGTGTTCAGCATATCCTCTTCACGTTCAAACAAGAAACAGTTATCAAATCCACGACAAATTTCTTCAGCAGTGGCCCAACTATAACTCTTGGGCGGAACCACTAGGGTGACCAATTTGTCCATCCAGTCTAGATATACCGAAATAGCAGTGATAGCGTTAAATGGATCTTCGGGCTTTGAAAAACCTCTCAGTGGATCAAAGTCCACCTCAATGTCAAAAAAGGCTGTTTGTAGTCGGGGAGAATTGACGCCAAGATAATTTTCTTCCAAGCAACGAAAGATGGGATTGATATCACTTTCCCACAGGCGTTTGTTGCTGTTGACTCGTACTTCTTTGTGAAATTCTTTGGAATTGCGTGTGCTAAAGCGATTGACGGGAGTGTCAAAGATAGTACGAAACTTGCCGCGAGGATCATCATAGTAGAACACATAGTTAGCTGGATACTCTCGGTATACCCGCTCGCCATCAACACGTTCTACAGCGTGAATACGATCTTTATCGCGATCAAACAATGCGTCTACGTAAGACATTTACTCTCCAATGTGTGCGACTTCGAGCTCGGCACTTACTCTACATACCCGTCAAGTGGGCGAATCTTATTATACTAGATAATACTGATTAATGCAACAACATTCTTCCTAACCCAACAGCATCGATGCTAACTAACAAGATGTAGTTAGCCAGCATACCAAAACTTTTCCTGGTAAAAGCCGCCCAGGCATAGATAGCGCAACCAACAATCCAAACAGGGTAAAGCATAAGAAGAGGTGGGTTCGGTACAGTGACTGCCATGGTGATTGAGCAACCGATACTAATAGCCCAAGCGAGCAGCTCCAGGCTAAAACGTACAGGATGAGTTCTATAATCATCTCGGATCCAACTAAAGATGCCGGCTACCAAATCATTCATTAAAGTGTTTTGCCTACAGTTTCAAGAATTGTATTCAAATCTTCGTGATCGGCATTGGTTTCGCCTAGTTTGGATTTTTGTGCAATTTTGATAGCCTTCTTTAAGATGGATGGTTTGATTTCCATTTCTTCGGCAATGGCTTTGACAGTGTCACTTAGACCTGCATTGAGATCTTCAATCTCTTGCAGTACCGCCATACCTTCGTTGATAATTTGGGTCAGTTTGGCTTTTTGTTCGCCGCTAAACATACGTGATGGCATTGAAGTCTCCTATTTGAAAAATGTATTATACACTACACAATTGATAAAAGCAATGGTATTTAACCTTTATAATTGTGTAGTAATTCCAAAATTTCTTCTTCTACACCAGCATCGCCCAGAGTGTATCCTATCCAATTCTGATCATAATATACCGGGCGTATTGAATAATCATTTTTCGATCCATTTATTAAATCTACGGAGATGGAAAATGTTTTTCTCTTATGCTGTTGATAACAAGCATTTTTATCAAATTCAAAAATATATTTTTTTATTTCTTGTTTGTGACTAGCTAGACCATTGGGAAACAAATTTTGCAGATTAGTGTAACTCCAGCGTTGAAAATACTCAGCGTTAAAAAATACTGTGTCAAGATAATCTCGAGAATGTTGTTCGCTGATAGCAACATTTTGATTTTTTCTAATTAGGGTA